GTAGGCGACGCGCCTGCCGATGCGGTCGAACTCGATGCCCTGGCGGACGACATTGCCGCCGGGAAGCTGCTCGTTGCGCGTGAGCGGCAGCATCTCCGACGGGATCATCTGCAGCTGCAGCGGCACCGTGAGCCCGTCCTCGGGCCGGCGCGGGCGGAAGCGGAGGAACACTTCGCCGGCGATGAACACCTCGCGCGCGGCGCGCCGCTGCTGCCCATAGAAATCGGTGAAGCCCTCGGCGTCGCTGTCGTCGGTCCAGTCGAGCCAGAGCCGCTGCACGCGCGCCTTGAGAGCGGCATCGGCGATCAACGACGACGGCTTGATTCCGTCGCCCACCACATTGCCGGCCCAGCTCTCGATCGCGTTCGCCGCATAGCCGTTGTTGCGCACGAGCCAGCGGGCGCGTGCGGTGATGTCGGCGCCGGCGGCGGCGATCAGCGTGTTGAGATGCGCCCGGCTCGGCTGGAAGTGCCGCAGCCTTCGGCTTCCCTGTCCGGCCTCGAAACCGCCCACCAGAGCGCCGATGCGGCGGCGCCACCGTGTGATCGATTCCAGCACGGGTCAGAGCCCCTTGCGCGCCGCGGTGCGCACGATCCGCCGCTCGAGGTCGCCGAGCGCGGCGGCCATCTCGGCATCGGTCGCATAGGTGATGCGCCGGCCTTCGATCTCGACGGTGCGCACGCCGCGGAAACGGGCCGCGAGCAGCGCATCGCGCCGCGCGATCATGTCCTCAAGCGTCATGGTCTTGGTCTCAACTCAGGTAGCTGGGCGTGAACACCCGTCGGCCGCGCCGGACAGGCGCTCGTCGCACCAGACCCGCGGAGGCGATCTCTGGCGTGGGGTCGGAGGCCGTGGTCTCTGGCGCCGCTGTGTCGCGTCGATCGAGTGCGCCGACCTGGCGTTCGAGGTCGCGCCATTTCTCCTCGCCCCAGCGGTCGGCGCCGGCGATCCAGGCGGCGGCACGGGCATAGACCCGGCAATCCAGCGCCTCGTTGCGTTCGCGCAGCTTCTGCCATTCGAGCCGCTGAAACCCGCGCCTGGTCTTCACCGTCACCAGCTGCTCGGCGACGAACTGCTTGCACCACTCGCTGTCGGCCCAAGCCGGCAGGTGGATGGTTCCTGCGGGAAAGCGCGCGCCTCGGGCACGCTCCTCGTCGGTCGGCCGTTCGAGCCGAAGGTAGCGATAGGTCTCGGCCTTGAACGTCGAGACCGCGACCGACCACAGCCGCGCGCCGCGCCGCAATCGCTTGCCGCCGGCGGTCGCATCGACATAGGTCGGCCCGGAGACCGGGCTCGCCCGATTGAAACCCTCGACACCCTTGACCGGCGCCACCTGCGCGAAGCCGGCGCGTCGGGCCCATGCATAGACGGCCGGCGCCTCATAGCCGGTGTCGATCCCGAGGCGTGACAGGCCCATCGCCGTCCCCGAGGCGTGCAGCCAGCTGCGGCCCAGGAGACCGTCCAACGCGGACCAGGCGGCGGCGTGTTCGGGGCCGCCCTCGATGACGATGTGGTCGACGAGCCAGCTCTCCAGCCCGCGCCCCCAGGCCCAGACGTCGACCTCGATCCGGTCCTTCTGGACGTCGGCGCCGGCGGTGAGAAAAAGGCCGCCCATCGGCACCGTGCCGGCCGGCCATGTTTCCCTGCGATCGTAGAGCCGCTGCCAGTCCGGCGCTTCGCCCGTCTCGACCCAGGTCTCGCCCAGCGAGGTGTTGACGAAGGTCTTCATCGCCTCGTCGCCGTGATCCTTCGCCGACAGAAAGGTGCGCACCATGGCTTCCAGACGGACCCAGGAGGAATAGACCTCGTTCAGATGGAAGCCGGCGATGCCGTCGAACGGGGCCTCGGCCCGCCATTCGCCCCTGCGCACGGCCGCCCAGCGTTCGGCGTCGCTCCAATGCGCGCCGCAATGGCGGCATTGGTAGCGCGCGGTCTCCGGCCGGTGGGCGCCGTCCGCCTCGCGGTCCCAGCGAACCTGCTCCCAGACCAGCGTCTGATGCTCGCCGCATTCCGGGCACGGCACGAAGAAGCGGCGCCTGTCGCTTTCGGCATAGGCGGTCTCGATCCGGCTCGCGCCACGGATGGTCGGCGTCGAGACCAGGACGATCTTGCGGTTCCAGAAGGTGACGGTGCGCTTCTTCGCCAGATTGACCGGATCGCCTTCGGCGCCGGCGCTGAGCGGATAGCGGTCGACCTCGTCGCACAGGAGGATGCGGATCGGCCGGCTGGCCAGGCCCGAGGGCGCATTCGCGCCGACGATGGTCAGATGCCCGCCGGGAAACTTCTTGTGCAGGATCTTGTTCGAACCGTCCCGCGACTTCGGATCCGAAATCCGCCCATGCAGACAGGGCGTATCGCGCGCCATCGGCGAGAAGCGGTCCTTCGACCAGGTCTCGGCATCGCGTTCCGTCGGCATCACCACCATCACCGGCGCCGGGTCCTGGTCGATGTGGAATGCCACCGTGTTGAGCAGCACCTCCGTCTTGCCGGTCTGGCTCGATGACATCACGACGACGCTCTCGACCGCCGGATCGGAGATCGCGTCCATGATGCCGCGCTGGTAGGTGGCCCGCTCGGTGCGCCAGCGGCCGGGCTCGGCGCTGGCTTCGGAACTCAGGCGGCGCCTGGCGTCGGCCCACTCACTGATCGAGAGGGTCGGCGGCGGCGCCAGGATCGTCAGCGCCTTGCGCGTCGCCTGCGCCAGCCGCGCCGGCCCGTTCAGCATCAACGGCGATGGCCGGGAGGCTGGCGAGTTCCGCGAGCGCTTCGGTGATCGCGTCGCGGATCTGCGCGCGCGTGCCGGCAATGGTGGACTCCTCATGGACCAGCGGCGCCAGCCTGTCGGGCAGGACCAGCAGACGTGCGCGCAGGCGGGCCAGCACGGCGATCCAAGCCTCCTCGACCTGAGCGGCCGGCAAGGATCGCCACGCCGGACAGCTGCGTCCATTTCGGCGAGATCGGCCTTGGCCTTGATCAGCCGGGCGCGCTCGACACCGAAATCGGCGGCGCCCGTCTGCGACCGCGTCGCCTGCTCGCGCAGGTAGCGCACATAGCCGCGCACCGTGCCGACGAGATCGTAGCGCCCGCGCTCGGGCCCGCTGCGGGTCGACGCCGGGATGATCCCGTCGCGCGCCAGCTGCTGGACCCGCCTTTCGGTCAGGTCCAGGAGCCGGGCGATGACCGCGATCGGTTGGGTATTGGTCGCCATGAACGGGGGCCGCTCCCGGGCAGGATCAGGTCATGTCGGGAGCCCCGCCATCACTGCAGAAAAAGCAATGAAATGATGCACTTATCGACTTGATGAGGGTGCCGATCAGAGCCTGTATGGGGTCACCATCAAGCGCTGGAGACCGCCATGACCAAGTCCCGAAACACCGCTTCCGCCCTCGACGCCTTCATCGCCAAGAAGGCCGAAATCGACACGATGCTCGAGCGCATCAAGGTGCTGAGCGACGACCATTTCGACACCAGCCCCGACGAGATCAATTGGGGCCAGTTTGGAACCCTCGCGCACTACGCCGAACTCCTGAAGCGCATCACCGACGCAGCCTTCAAGGAAGGCGAGCACACCGATTAGGCGCACTGCTTCCCGCCTTCGCCCCGATGGGCTCGCCCTCGGGGCTCGGGGCAGTAGAAGGTCCGCGATGGTCGCGAGCCTCTCCTGAAGAAGGATTGCCCCATGACCAAACTCTCCGACACACAGACGATCGTCCTCAGCGCCGCCGCGCAGCGCGCGAACATGCTGGCGCTGCCGCTCCCGAAGAACCTCAAGGGCGGCGCCGCGCAGAAGGTGATCGCTTCGCTCCTCGAGCAGGGCCTGCTCGAAGAGATCGATGCCGACACGCGCATCGGCGAACACATCTGGCGCGAGACCGGCGACGGCCACGGCGTCACCCTCGCGATCACCGAGCACGGGCTCGCCGCCATCGGCATCGAGCCGGAGGCCTCGCGTGACGCTGCGGAGCCGACGCATGGCGTTCCCGCTGCCGCCAAGGCGTCAACGGAGCCGAAGGTCCGCGAGGGCAGCAAGCAGGCCCAGCTGATCGCCATGCTGCAGGGCGCCGACGGAGCAACCATCGCCGAGATCGCCGCCGCATTCGGCTGGCAACCACATACGGTGCGCGGCGCCATCGCCGGGGCGCTCAAGAAGAA